TATAAATCTAAATGGTTCGTATCCCATGTCTACAATATATTGATGTGGCATGTATGAAGGAAAGAACATAGTTCTTCCTGGTTGAACTTTATAATTAATTTGTGATGATGCATATGTTACTTTTGTTTTATCTGCTTCTGGTAAAAGGTTCATAACATTACCTGATCTTGGATCTTCAAACAATGGCATTGATGTAGCTTCACTTGCTTTTAAAAAATAAAAACCAGAGATGTGTCCATTCCAATGCGTATGTAATGTATGATGTCCTCCGCCTTTTTTAGCAAACTCTTGCACCCACATTTCTGTAATAAATACTGTATAATCTGTTAAATCAAATCCCATTTCAACTAACAGATTGTTTGCTGTTGCACCTACATAATTTTGTAGTTTCGTAAACTTAGGATCACCTATTAATGATGTTGAATGAAACACATGACCCATGTCTCCTTTATTTCCAAATTTTTTATTTCTTTTATTTATTGTTTCTTTTAAATTTTTTTTTGATATCTCAATGTAAGGATCAGATGCATTATTTAATTCATTTACAAATCCTGGTTCATCGCCATACCATATAGGACATTTAAATAAATCTTCTCTTAATAATTCTTTTGGAAACTGTAATTCTGTTTTTAACTTTTTAGTTTTTTTCTTTTTCATATTCTCCTTATCTAAATGGCCAACCAAGATTCCATATAACTAAACTATGTCTTGAGCCTTTTTTCACTGGACATACTCGATGCCATACAAACGAGGGGAATACTACTAAACTTCCTTTAGGTAATATCTCTTTACACTTTATAGGTTTTCTAGGTTTATCAGGATCTAAATTTCTAAAATCAAATTCTAACTCACCACCTTTATATTCTTTTGGGTCTGATAATGTAACTGTTACAGATAACTTTCTAATTTTACCATGTGATGGATCATTAGCATTTTCTCTAACATAAGGTTGATCCCAACTATCACAATGCCAATCATAAAATTGATCTTTATTATATTTTGTAAACTGACAAGATTCACTAAAATCCCAATCAAAATTCCAACCTGCATTTTTATTTGCTTGATTAACATAAGGTTGTATTTCTTTATAAATCCATCTATCAGTCATCCAAACAATATTTGAATTTCTTTTCTTTTTTAAATCTTTAACTTGATTTTGATTTAATGGTCTATTACCATAACCTCCAGTAACTGCCATTTGATCTTGTAATGATTTACCATGTCGTACAATATCATCACATATTCTTTCTGGTATTGCACTTTGGAAATACCAATAATAATTTGTTAAATTCATATCCCTTATATTATACTATCGTTATTTAAAATTGTCAAGGGGTATATTATTTAGTAATTGTTAATGTTCCTGATGCTGTAAATTTTGCTATCTTGTCTCCACCTGGATGTGTAGATCCTGTAAATGCAGCACAAGGACTTCCTGCAAATGTTAATGCACTTGGCCCTCTTACAACTACAATACCTGAACCACCATTTGCACCAGTTAAATCGTGATCTCCACCAGCTCCACCACCAGTATTAGCAGTACCATTAGTATCATCTACAGGTGGCCCACTATAACCTGGTATTGGGTTATATACTCCACCATTACCTCCACCACCAGATCCTCCAGCACCACCTTCTCCTGTTAAATATGAAGAACCACCACCTCCACCAGCATAAGAACTATCTGGCCCTAAAATTGTATTTGGAACACCAGATCCTCCAGCACCACCTCTACCTGCAGAACAACTTCCTGGATAAGTAGGTGTTATATTTTGTGCGTTACCACCTGTACCACCAGCTCCACCTCCACCACCAGCAGCAGCTCTACCTGTTAGTCCTGATGATCCTTGTAGTCCTGTTCCTCCAGGATTACCTTGTGGTGGACTTACAGGGGGTGTATTACCTGTTCCTTTATTAGTATCTGGTTGGCAATAGGGTGATGCACCACCACCTGAACCTCCAGGTTTACCAACTCCAGTTGATCCTGGTCTACCACCAGCACCTCCACCTGTTGACGTAATACAAAAAACAGTAGAATCAGTTCCATTATTATACCCAGTTCCTCCAGCACCGACTGTAATACTATATGTTCCTGTTGCTAAACTTGAAAGAGAAGAGCCTCGTAATGGTGATGGCCCATAACCAGTGGCTCTATAGCCTCCAGCACCTCCACCTCCAGCATAGTGACCATCACTTCCACCACCACCAGCAACCACTAAATAATTTAGATCAACTCCTAAAAACACACTTCCATCAGGAAATGTAGGAGCAGGATTTGTTTTTTCTCTAAATAATGTTTTTAAATTCCATACACCACTTGCTTTGTTTAATTCTTTTACTACTACAATTCCAGATCCACCTGCACCTCCAGTATATGCAGTTGCTGATCCACTTGAATTAGGAAGAGAGTTACCAGAACCTCCACCTCCACCACCTGTATTTGCAGTTCCTGCAGATCCGTTACCTGAACCTCCACCATCACCGCCACCACCAGAGCCTCCGCAACCGCCACCACCACCGTTGTCACCGCCTCCGCCACCACCAGCAAAAGTACAGCTTGATAAAGGAGAAGCAGAACTTCCTGCTCCACCATTTCCACCTTTTGAAGAAGAACCATTAGATCCTACAGCTCCAGCTCCACCACCACCGCCACCACCTTTATTTGGATTAGTGTCTGACCCTGTTCCGCCATTGTTACCCTCTGGAGGATCAAAAGAATTTATATTGCCTAATCCTTTATCAGTTGTTGGGTAATTAGCACCACCTCCACCAGAACCACCACTTTCTGCATATTGAGGCCCACTACTAGTGCTACCTCTACCACCATATGTAGCTGATACACAAGAAACTGTGGAATTTGTTCCATTTGCTTGAGCTGCACCACCTCCACCTATTGTAACTGGTATTGAACCAGGTTCTCCTGCTATTATTTCTACTGTTCTATAACCACCACCTCCTCCACCTCCAGAAGATCTCTGAGCAGGAGTGGCATTATTAGAACCACCTCCACCTCCACCTGCAACGATTAAGGCTTCTATGACTCTAGTTGCTGGTTGTGCTGTAATATTTCCTGATGATGTTTTAGATGTAACTTTACACTTCCCAAAAGAAGTTACATTTCTTTTACCAATAATTCCACCATTAGTTCTAGGCATTAATTAGTCTCCTATTAAGATGTCCAAGCCGATCCGTTCCAATCGTAAACTGTAGGTGTTTCTGCTGTGTCGTTAGATTTAGTTGCTTCCCAACCTGTATTATTATTAGCTTGATATTTAGTCTCATTCCATCTAATCATGTAAGACCAAACAACAGGATCTTGACCATCATCAATTACTGATGGATATGTGATTGGTGCTTGCCAATCATCACTATTATCTAAAGACCAAGATGCATAAGGTTGTGGTACAATAAATTTATTTTTGGATGCATCATATCTATAACCAATACCTGCGTATTGTTTTCTAAAATTATCGTTATAAGATGTTTGCTTCCAAGTTCCGCCTCCAAAAAAATTAACACACCATGTTTCACCATCAACGTGTTCA